CCGCCACTCTGCACCGCGTGATTATGCAGCACCATCGCCGTCCCCAGCGTCGGATGCCCCGCAAACGGCATCTCTTCTGTAGTAGTAAATATCCGCACCCGTACGCCGCGTTCGCGCTCCGTGGCCACGTCCCCCGGCAGAATAAAGGTGGTCTCAGAGAGATTCGTCTCCCGCGCAATCGCCTGCATCTCGCCATCGGTCAGGCCGCGCGCGTCAGTAAATACAGCCAGCTGGTTTCCTTCCAGCGGCACTGCGGTAAAAACATCCATCTGTATAAACGGCAAACGGCGTTTCTCTTTTGACATAATTTTCTCCACCTACTCTGCCATATCAGTGTACCAACGCTGAGCATTGGGGGATTTACCGCAAAGGGCGCTAAGGACGCAAAGGAACAAGTTGATCATGAATCTTTGCGCACCACGCGTTGTTGATTTGTTTCCGTGCTGATTCGGCTCCTGGTTTCCACCGTCACGTAAGAGGGTGGAAGGGCAAGAGGGTGGAAGGGCAAGAGGGTGGAAGGGCAAGAGGGTGGAAGGGCAAGAGGGTGGAAGGGCAAGAGGGTGGAAGGGCAAGAGGGTGGAAGAGCAAGAGGGTGGAAGAGCAAGAGGGTGGAGCAGGCCTTCAGGCCTGCGAAAAGAGGCTCCTTCATCTTGGCTTTAGCCACTGAGGGTATCAGGGCATGGCTTCAGCCGTGCCGTTACAGCTTTTAAAAAATCGGCTTTAGCCACTGAGGCATTGATCAGCTTCGATCAGTAGAAAATCAGCTGCAAAAAAATTCCTCTGCGACCTCTGCGGTAAATCCCTGTTCTGCCCGATCCGTGATAATCCGGCATCCGTGTAAATCCGTGGTGAGGTTTTTCCTCTGCGTTCTCTGTGGCCTCTGTGGTAAATCCCAATTCGCGTATTTCGCGTGAATTCGCGGCTAATCCAGTTTTTTGATCAGCGACCATCAGCGAAAATCAGCGGCAAAAAGGTTTTGCTTTTTTTTGATAAGCTAAATCATCCTATGAAGGCTTTCCGCAGAATGCTGCAGCGCACACCGTTTTACGGCGTCTATAAATCGCTGGGCCACTACCCTGACTATTGGTACTGGAAGCTCCGCGGAGAGCCCATCCGCTCGCCGCATCTGCTCAAGCAGCGCACCGTGCGCGACTACGCCCAGCGTTACGGCCTGCGCGTGCTCGTTGAAACCGGCACCTATTATGGCGAGATGGTCCAGGCCATGAAAGGCCGCTTCACAGAAATCTATTCCGTGGAATTCGATCCCGCATTGGCGCAGCGCGCCAAAACAAAGTTCGCCCGCTGGCCGCACATCCATATTCTTGAAGGCGACAGCCAGAAAGTTGTGCCCGAACTGCTGCAGTCGCTGAAAGAGCCAACCCTCTTCTGGCTAGACGCTGGCTATTACGGATGGGCCGGCCTCCACGGAAACGAAAAGCGCCTGACCAGCGAGATCGAAGCAGTGCTAAGTCACTCCATCCCAAATCGTTCGACTCTAGGCGGTTCGATCTCAAGCGGTTCAACCGCAAGCAATCCCGCCCAACAGCACGTGATCCTAATGGACGACGCCCGAGGCTTGAACGGCCAAAACGGCTCACCCACCGTGCCCGAGCTTAAGCAAAGAATTGAAGCCGAATTCCCCGGCCGAGGCTTTGAAGTGAAATACGACATCCTGCGGATAACGCCTTCTTCCTCTCCCGAGCAAGGCGAGGGAACCCTATAGCCATTGTGCTATTCCTGAGCGGAGCGAGAAATCCCTATAGCAACCATGCTCCTGCGTAGCACAAAGTCGCCCGAATTCCTCTGCGTTCTCTGTGCCCTCTGTGGTAAATCCCAAATTCGCGTATTTCGCGTTAATTCGCGGCTAACCAGGGTTTTGATCAGCGCCCATCAGCGGCAAACCCGCCCCAAATCTCTCCGCGCTCTCCGCGTCCTCCGCGGTGAACCCCACTGGTTCTAATCCGTGGAAATCCGCAGCATCCGTGTAATCCGTGGTGAGATTTTCCTCCGTGTTCTCTGTGTCCTCTGTGGTAGAGAACCACCATCTACAAAGTAGATATAATTACCCAACCATGCCAGATCCCATCAATTACCAGGCCGTCCTAGCTGACCTTGAAGCCAAGCGCGCGCAACTGGACTCAGCCATCGCCGCCATCCGCGCCATCATGGGGCCCGCCGGCGCGCTGGTCCGCGCCTCTGTCCCGCGTATCGCCAATCTTGCCCAGATCCCGCCCAGCGCCTTCACCGGCCTCAGCATCTCCAACGGCTCGCACCGCCTGCTGGAGATGATCCAGCGCAAGCTCTCCACCCATGAAATCATGCAGGGACTGCGCGCCGGAGGCCTCAAGCCCAGCAACTATCACAACACCTACGCCACCCTGCGCCAGCGCGAAGCCTATAAGGCGGATATCGTAAATGAAGAAGGCACCTGGGGCCTGGCCGAATGGAGCCCCCACCTCCAACCGCGTACTGACAACATAGGCCCGCCAACTGCCAAAAAATAATCATGAATCCTGATTCGCGTATTTCGCGTGGATTCGCGGCTAACTCGGTTTTTGATCAGCGCCCATCCGCGAAAATCAGCGGCAAAAAGCCTCTGCGCTCTCTGCGTCCTCTGCGGTGAATTCCGGGTTTCTTGTAAACTGAGAGACACGGAAGCGCATGGGGTCCGGTGACCCTTCCGGTCTTCAAAACCGGCGAGAGTTAGCTTTGCTGGCTCTGGTGAGTTCGACTCTCACACGCTTCCGCCAAGAATCAAGCACTTACAAACGCCACAAGCCAAACACAAGCCGTTACGCGCTCCGAATGGCTAGCCCCGCCACTTTTGACGCTGCCTGTGCCATTTCATCCGTCACAACATCACCATAGATGTTCATGGTGGTGCGAATGTCCGCGTGACGCATCAACTTCTGTTGCACCGCAACGGACGTTCCAACGGCATCAAGCCAACTGCGGTACGTGTGTCTCATGCTGTGACTGCTGACGCGTCCGATGCCTGCCGCTGTCGCCGCTTTCAAATAGGCATCATTCACGCTGTCCGCAGACCACGGCAAGCGTCCTAACTGGACAGGCGAAGCAAATAGCCAATCGTCTTGTCCAGAGAACTGAGTCGCACCACGCCACGCCTTCAGCACTACCAGCATCTCAGCGGCTATTGTCAGCGGTCGCTCGGAGTAGGCTGTCTTAGTGTCGCCAACTCTCTGCCGAACAATGCCACGTCTTATGCTGAGTTTGCCGTCCAACCAATCAACATCTCCCCACTTGAGTGCGAGTGCTTCACTGATGCGAAGTCCGAAGCTGACGCAAACCAGAGCGATTGTGTGGAATGGCGCTTGCAGATGCGCCGCCAGTTTTTGAAACTCAGCAACGCTGAGACTGCGGGGTTGTCGAATGCGCTTGCTTGCGCCTTTGACTGTCACAAGCCTAATCGGGTTTGGCTGATTGGGCATGTCACCGCGCCACATGGCGTAGTCCCACAATGTACTGAGCAGTCCTCGTAAAGACGACTTGCTCTTTGGTGAAAGCGTCAAAGAGTCCAACCACATTTCTACGGGACGCGGCTGCACGGCTGAGAGTACACACGCGCCCCACTTGGGTGCAATGTGATTCTTGAGCCATGCGTCGTATGAGCGCCGCGAACTATATCGCTGTGGCATTTTCTCCGCTCGATACTGCTCAATCAAAGTATTCACTGTTGGGACTGCTTTAACTTCGTGCGTTTTGTTTTCGAGCGCATCACGCAGCGACTTCGCTGCCTTCCATGCGCTGGTTTTGGTTTTATGATAGCCAAGGCTTTTGGTCTTGCGCTTTCCGTCCTGCCACCACTGGAAACTCCAAGTGTTTATTCGTCTATCAAGTACTACTGTGCCGCTGCCTCTCACTGAATCCTCGATTCAGCAGCAGCGGATGGCGACAGCATCATAGCATCGAGGTCGGCCATCAGGAACCGCCAAACGTGACGCTTGGTGCCAGACAGAGCGTAAGCCTTCATTTTTCCGTGACGTGCCCACGATAGGACGGTGCGCGTTTCTACGCGAAGATGTTGTGCAGCTTCAGCAGCGGTAAGCCACTGAGTGATTTCATGGAGTTCGTTTCTGGTGCGGACGGTGTTTATTTGCAGAGGTAACGCAGACTGGCGCAAAGCTATGGTGCATATTTGCCGTTACAATATCGTTCGTTGTGAGGTTAAAATCTTGCGATGCTGTGCACGATGGTATTGAAAGCTATTCCTTTGGCCATATGGCCGTTAATTGTCTGCCTAGCTCAGTTTGCAATTCTCTACGTCTATTTTCGGCGTGCTAACGGAACATCGACCTTTTATTTAGACCCCGGCGACTTTGTTCACTACGAGCAAGGCGGCGGTCGCGAACTTCCTGTCGCGGCTAAAGACATGACATTTGAAGGGCTCTTAAAAAACTACATTGATGTCATGAAACTGTTGATTACAGTCGCAGCCGCTTCAATTGCGTTTGGCGCAACGCAAAATGCGAAGGCTGGAATAATTGTTGCCAAGATTATTTTGGCGTTTTCAATCCTGTATGGAGTGGTATTTAGCGGACTCTTGCAGTTTTTTTATGACGAATACACCCAAAATGTTCGTGCTTATACAGCGTTCCGATATTCATTGATAGAGGCACTGGGGTTTTCAGCTCTTGCATGTTTCATTGAAGGCTACTTCGCTTGGGCATTCGGCTTGGGGTAGTCAAGTCAAACAGACACCATGGTGAGCATGTCAAAGTCGGTTGTTGATGGAGTGAAATTCATGATAGACAAACCCATAAACCAAATAATAAAGAGCGACATTGAAAACCTCGTAAGCACTAAGGTGGCCGAACGCCGCACGTTGGAATATAAGCAAAAGCTGCCCGACAAGGGCGACCCAAGCCGGGAATTCCTCTACGACGTTTCATCGTTTGCGAACGCCGGTGGCGGCGATATGATCTTCGGTATTACAGACGAAAGAGATTCAGACAATAAAGCGACCGGCCTACCCGCTAGTGCCGAAGGTGTGACGGTGGGCAATGTCGGTGATGCAATCGCACGATTAGAAAACTTGGTTCGGGACGGCGTTGACCCGCGTATTCAGGGAATCGAATGGCAACCAGTCAATGACTTTTCAATTGGGCCTGTGTTGGTAATGCGCATTCCAAAAAGCTGGACTAGTCCTCATATGGTCATCCATGGTGGAGTCACGCGGTTCTATTCTCGAAATAGCACTGGAAAATATCCACTCGATGTAGCCGAGATACGCTCAGCATTTCTTAGCTCAAGTGCTGTCGGCACGAATCTCAAGCGTTTTAGGTTGGAACGAATCACAAAGGCAATCGAAGATGACTTGCCCGTGGCCCTTGGGGAAGGCGCTAAGATGTTTCTTCACCTTGTGCCTCTTTCTGCACTTGACCCGAATAATGCCCGTGATGTCGCAAAACAAGCGTCAACACGGTATGCACAACTGTGCCCGATGCACGCAAGTGGATGGGCACAACACTACAATTTCGACGGATTACTAGTCACAGCAGCAGCAGAAGCCAAGTCTTACGTTCAAGTATTCCGGTCTGGCAGCGTTGAGGCATGTGACGGGGAGCTATTCAAATGGACACAGAATGATAAGGTCATTCCTAGTACTGCATTGGAAGAGACGGTGCTGAAGGCGTTACCGCATTACTTGGGGGTTCAAAAGGAAATCGGTATCCCTCTACCAATTGTTGTGATGCTGACATTAGTTGGTGTTAAAGGCTTCACAATGAGTATTCCGCAAAGATTTATTCCTTTCAATCAGTGCGGAATGATCGATAGGGATGTTCTACAACTACCGGAAGTGATGCTAGACAGTTATGACACTCCGCAGCACACCTTCATGCGCCCGATATTCGATACCATGTGGCAAGCTGCTGGGTTTGAAGGCAGCTTGAACTATGACGAGAAGGGAAATTGGATATTTAGAATCTAAAATTACGTTTAGTGACGGTTACCTCCTCGCCGTCTTTACCGCAGCGTTCCCCGCACAATCCCGCCGTTATTCTCCGCTGCCCGTTGCTCTTTCAATTCAGGGCAGAGCCAAAGCCGGGTGCCGCCGCCGTCTTCCCGCGTATGCTCACGTTTGCGCCGCTTCCGCTCCTTTGGTTTTTCAGCATGGTGCCGGTGCTTGGGTGGACGCAGATGCTTCCCAAGGTTGTGCAGGCCCGCCGCTTTCCATGCAGCGCCGCACGCCTCACGTAATTCAACGTCAACACAACGCGTCCCGTTTTCCGCAGCTTTCTCCATTGCCACGTAGCGCGACCACAGGCCAGTTCCTTGCAGCGCACGGGCAGCGACCAGCCAACGCGAACACTTGTATTCCGATTCACGAAAATTTCCCGGCCAGCGTGGTTCCAATGAATACATAACGATGTCAAACACATTTTCGGGTCTAGTGTCCGCTCTGGCCAGCGATGCAGTGACCGCCGCGTCTGGTTCGTCACGCTGTGCACGCGCCGCATCCGCTGCGCATTCCTCTGCGGTGTAGCGTGGCAGCATGGCAATGCCGGTTCTGTCATGGCCACCGAACGGGATGCGCTGCGCGGGCACGTTGTCCGCTTCGTCCGATGCGTCAAGCTCTGGTGAATACGAAAAATCCTCTGGTATCTGCGGTTCAAGCGTGGCGAGTTCCTGCGGGTCTTCAATGAAAGCTGAAAGCATGATGGCGGTGTCCTTCCGATGTGCAGACGTAAAAAATCGCCCAGCGCAAAGCGTTTGGCTCTGGCTGGGCGTGAATCGAATTTTCTTTACTGCTTATGCGTGGGTTTGCAGATACACAGCGGGTGCGAACGTGCCAACGGCCAGCAGCTTTGAGTCAAAGCGTTGTGAGCACTGCACCAGCACCTGCCCGAACTCGAAGTAGCCGGGCACTTCGCGCTTGGTGATGAGTTTCAGCGGTGTGCGGGTCACGATGAACTGTGACAGGTCGGCCAGAATGATTGACTTTGAAGACACTGCAATATCGGGAAGGCTTGGGCAAATTGAAATAGGTTTCCCGTACAGCTTTTCCTCATCGTCAACGTATGCAATCAGCGGGAATCCAGCGGAGTCCTTGAATTTTTTCACCACAGCATAGGTCTTATCGTTCATAAGCCAACGGCACGCGGGGCTGTTTCTGCTGATGCGGTTCAACGAAAAATAGCAATTTTCAATGTCCGTGGAAATCACGACGCCACTAGATGCCGATGTAGCGCCCAGCGTGGCAGCGGTCAAGAGTCCCTGCGGTGCGCTGGTGCCGTTGCCGTTAATCAAATCAGCGCCGACGCCTCTGGCAAGTGATACGGAGAACACCTGCCCCAAAATCGCCTGCACCAATTCAAAAGCATCCTGCATCAGTTCGATTGACACGGGCATGTTCAAGCTCCGGTAGTTGTATGCAGGCTTTGAAACCGAAGTCAGTGCCACGGTCGGAAGCGTGCTTGGCGTGGTTTGCGTGTTCTCAGTGACAATGGCCGCGCTTACGCCTGTGTAGTCAACTGCGGGAACCGTAAATGGCAAGCCGTTGTCGCGGTCAACGAAGCTGACGGCGGAACTATCAAAGATGCCGTCATACTGCTTCATTTGCTGACGAATAATCGTGCTGAAATCGAAGTCCGAAGGGACGAAGAACGCACCCTGTGAACCCGTGGTAATGTTCATGGCCGTGCCACGGATTTCTTTTTCTTGCTGCGGTGACAGTCTGGCTAGGCTGCGCATGCGCGCTTCTACCACTGCGTTTTCTTGTACGCGATGCGTGGTAAGGCCGTCGCCCGTCAAATATGACTGCAATTCAGAGTTGTTCTGTTCACGCTTGGTGTAGGTGCGGACGGTTGGCCGGGGAATCCCTACTTCGTCGCCAAGTGCAAACATGTGTTCGGCAAACTCTTCGTTGGTGCGTAGGTTCGCAATTTTGGAAAGGATTACGTCAACGCGCTTCAAATCGCTGCGTGTGGCGTTGGGGTTGTTAACAATGGAGTCGGCTTCGGCTTGCAGGCGCGTACGCTCTGCAATGATCTGTTGATCTGTCAAGGTGTTTCACTTTTTCTGCCGTGCGGGAACCGCAGGCTTATAGCGATAGGTTGGGAGCTGCTGAGTAAAACGCTGTGGTGGGAGCTACAGTATTGCTAGTTTTGCTTTTTGAACTTTGCGGTGTGCTGCGGTGCGTTCTGCTTCGGTTACTTCGTCTGCGGGTGCAGCCACGGGAACCGTAACGGGTTTGCGCTGCGGTCTTTTGCCGCTGCGAATCTCTAAAATATCTTTCTTGAAATTGGCCGGGCAACTAGCGGGCAATGGCACCGCACTACGTGTGTCGGCAAACTGCTTATTCATCGTGACTTCCTTTTGTGTTTGTAATGGACGATGCAAGATTTTTTCAACTGGTTCATACGTCGGCGGATTCGCTTAACTTCCTTCGCGTTGCACACCTGAAGGTAAAGCGTTTTCCAAGTGACCTCGCCGTGATCATCCACCGTGCGTCGGTGTTGTATGCCACGCACTGCCAACGTTGGGTCGGGGTCGAACGGTGCATAGCCAGCGTCATGCTGTGGGTACTCGAAGTAAAAGCCGATGCCGTTAGTCTGCTTCGGAAACATCGGTACTTAGATAGGCTGGTGACGCGACGATAGAAATATCCGTCAAGCTCAAGCAAGTCACTTCGCGGATAATCTCATCCGGGTCAACGGGTTCACTGCCAACATAATCAGAGCCTCTGTACCAGACATCCGCAAGGCAGTAAAAACCGAAGCTGCACTGCGTCAGATTTTTCACCCGCACATTTTCCAAAAGGTCAGCGGCGACGGTCGTGTTTGGCAGTGTGCATTCAAACGCCAGCCCTTTTCCGTCATCGGAAAGCACCAGCGTGCCTGCGGTTGTTCTGCCTAGAATCATGTTGTAATCGTGGTTGAAAAGCCCTACAACGTCGGGGTCGTTTTGCAGTGCATTGTAAAAAGTGTTCATGCGTATGCACTCACGGAACCCGCCAAGGTCTTGCGACAAGCTGTTGTACAGCGCCGCGTGTCCGGTGAGCACTCCGCTACCAGACGCGCCGCCCGCGCTTCGCTTCGTGGCTAGGTTCGATACTGAAAATCTGCGCTCAAGCATTGCTACTTGCCTACTTTGTGATTGGATTTAATAGAGGTCTTCGCTTTTGTTGAAACGCCGTGCGCCGGTGGACTTGATCTTCCAGCCGAACGAGTACCACGTAAAAAACTGCTCCGCTGGCGAAGGGTTCAATGGGGCAAGCAACGCAACCGCAGCAGCCGCCGCGCTCTCATCGAACACAAAGAACGGTGTACGGCACTGCTCTGATTCTTGGCGGTCTGTACGGTGCTGGCAAGCCAGCCGGGATAAAGCGTCATTAGTTTGCAGCCCTTGGTTCTGGACTGCGTTGGCAAACTGTTCGGCGGGGTGAATAGGTTTCATTGGTGCTCTTTTCTTGAAAGGGTTAAGCGTTTGTAGTGTCATGGGCATATTTTGCGTAGTCCCTTAAAATTCGCGCACGATGCGCGGGGTCTAAAGCTTTTTCATTGAGCTGCCCGCCGTGGCCGTTGTAGTACTCGCGGTCATACAGAATGCCGCACCCATTGCCGGGTGGAAACGATCTATACTGCTGCGCGTGACGTGCTTCCACCTGCGCTTGCAGACTTGCCCGCGCTTCGCCAATGGTCGCCGCTTTGCGCGATGAACCTAGCCGGAACGCTTCGGTTACAAGTTTGAAAAATTCATCTTCAGCAGGTGTAAGAAGTGGGCCGTCTTTGTTACCAAATCTTCCCCAGATGTAAGCTTCGTCTTTTTTCGTCGGACGGTAACTATCTTTTAGCGGCATGTTCTTCCTCTAACGCAGCAAGCAGGTCGTAACCTTCGTCTTCCGCGCCGTCGCCCTGTTCTGTGTCAATGCCCATGCGCCCGCGACTGACTGGCGACAATCCAAGGGACTCTGCCAACTGCTTTAGCAATCGCGCCGATTCATTCGCGACAGCAAGGTAAGGCGATTTAACCAGCTTCGTGAATGCGCGCCCGTGGCTGTCCGTTACCGTCTGCTCAATCACCGCGCCTTCAGACAGGACATGTGCCTCTGCCAACTTCATGCGGGCAAAGTTTGCGCAGTACGCGCCCAGCACCGCAGCGTCAAGGTCAGTTATCAGTCCGTGCTTTTTCATGGCAGCAACGACGCGACGCCACTCAGCTTTTGCAATCGGGTGCAGTCCTGCGTCTGGACGCGGTGAGACGCGGCCTGCGGAAATTGCTAATTTTTTTGATGGAACGCGGACGGTTCCGCTGATTTTTTTGATAATCTCTGGCACTTTTCGCACTTGATTTCACCGTGCCACCTGATGCGGTAGCAATCATTTCAATAATTTGCGTTTGGAAAGTCGGTAAGAGGCGTTTTCAAACATCCGCTGCGCGCAAAGAAATGGCTGGCGGCGTCTTTGTAAACGAAAGGAAAATTAAATAATGACTGGCATACCCCTATGTGTATGTAAACAAATCACTTAGCGTTCTTGCTACGCTCAAAGCACAGCACAAGCATAGACAATACAACGCAGTACACTACGTTGATAGCAAAGGAGTTACATAGCATAAATAAGTAG